TCAGGAAATTAAAGGTATCGGAGTCAAAGATATCAGCATGGAAGTTGTTGGTAACTTTGAAGAGATGTATGCTGAAGGGTATCGTCTTGCAGAAAAGTTTGGTGATGTTGCAACCATCAAACTTCCGATGACTAGAGAGGGTCTACAAGTCTGCAGAGCACTGACTAAGGACAATATCAGAACCAACGTCACACTCATCTTCTGCGCCTCTCAGGCGGTCTTAGCAGCGAAGGCTGGGGCAACATACGTTTCACCCTTTGTAGGGCGCTTAGACGACCAGTCAGTGGCAGGTCTGGAGGTTGTGCGGTCCATCACTGGTCTGTATCAAATCCATGGTATCAGAACTCAGGTTCTGTCTGCATCTATTCGTAGTGTGCAACGTGCTGTCAGGTCCTGGTATAATGGTGCTGAGATCTGCACGATGCCACCTAAAGTATTTGATCAGATGTATGATCACATCCTCACTGATAAAGGTTTGGAAATTTTCAACAACGATTGGAAGGAGGTTCAACAGTAATGTTTACAGTTTATTCAAAGGATGGATGTCCCTATTGCACCAAGGTGGTAAAGGTTTTAGAACTAGCAGAACTCAAGCATGTAATATATAAACTTGATAGGGACTACACTCGCGAGGAATTTTATGCTAAATTTGGGTCTGGTTCTACCTTTCCAAAAGTTATGAAAGACAATACATTTATTGGTGGTTGCACTGAAACTGTAAAGTATCTGCGGGAGCAAAAACTAGTCTGATGGAACAAAACCTTAACGACATGTATGATCTCATTGAACACGCCATTGATTACTCTTTTCAAGGTAAGATGAACTTAAAGTTCTATGATTATCTGAAAGCGAATAAGACTAAAAAACATGAGATAGATACGTTTATTGGGAGTTCAACAGCTGCAGAACTTAGTGAATTAACTATGGACCTTGATGAATACATCAAAGGTGGCGCTGATGATGAACATAAACAACTCCGTGAAGGTTATGGTCATATCCCTAAACCTCAGGCAAGAAAAATTAAAAATTATTTGTATGGCATCTTAGAAGATGCATGGAGGTATAGTCATGACCGACGACCTGGAAGACGGAAAAAGCAATCTAAATAAATCTGAACCTCACATCAATCGTGGGGTTGAGTTATTACTTCGTAATAGGAGGAAGAAACCAGAAGCGCCTAAAACTTTTCAAGTAAAGTTTGGTAAAATGGTCTCTCTCTTCCGAAGAGAGATTATCTTTCACTTTAATTTTTACTTGGACATCAGAAAGAAATAGTCTCTGGAGGAGTAAGATGTTAGCAGTAACTCTCACTATTGGAACACTGGTTTCCATTATGTGCTTTTTTGTAGGAGGTATGGTAGGATGGTTAGCGAAAGAACATGTCTATCAAACTCAACCCGTTTATACTCATCCAGAAATGTTTGATGAGAACGGAAATATTTTACCAGATGAAATTTTAGCAGTACGATTTGAAAACAACTATGACGACTACGAAGAAAACGACGACGACTAAGAAGAAGAACTTCACGGTGAAGTCTTCTAATGAACTGCCGCCCAACCCATTCATTCATGAGATCTTGGAGCTTGTCAACAAGCAAAGGTCTAATGCTAAGCGAGTAGAGGTTCTTCAGAAGTATGGAAACGATGCTCTGAAGACTCTCTTTGTTTGGAACTTTGATGACACTGCGGTCTCTGTTCTTCCAGAGGGACACGTTCCTTACAAGGAGAATGATGTTCCCGTGGGAACTGACCATACCTCTCTGCGTAGGGAGTATAAGCACCTCTACAATTTTGTCCGTGGAGGAAATGATTCACTTAGTTCTCTCCGCCGAGAGACTATGTTCATTCAAATGCTTGAAGGTCTGCATCCTGAGGAGGCAAAGATTTTGTGCTTGGTCAAAGACAAGCAACTGCAGACGCAATTCAAAGTGAGCAAGGACATTGTGTCTCAAGCATTCCCAGAAATCAAGTGGGGTGGTCGAGCTTGATATGAATATTCTTCATGAAGATTGTGATCCATCAGTGGCGGAAGATCGGTCTCTTCCGCACAGTGCTTACATCATAGAATATAAAGTTGATGATGTTTCTCACTATGATATCGCTTCTGCTGGAAAGCGTGTGGACATCTTTGATTATTATTGGGACAAGTATCGTCACGATTTTGTCACAATGAAGCAGACTGAAGGAAGAGCTAACCCTAAACTATGGGGTAACAAACCAAAAGAAAGCAAGAAGAGAAAATGAATGATGACGATCTTAGGGAGCAAATAAATGCTCTGATTAGAGATGAGATTCAAGATGTAATTAATGATTACGTTGACCAAGAAGAATCTACAAAAAAGACTGGTCTTGGATTCGTTCCTAAGGATGGTGACGATGAACTGAAGGTCAACATTTCTAATGCAGAGGTGGATAGACTTCTCAAGGAATACAAAAAGATAAAGAAGAGTCAGAAATCTAATTTATCTCAGATTAAAAAGTTAGGATTAGTTGACAAACATGGCAATCCTTTAAAATAAATAAAGTCAAAGAAACATAAACTTATGTTATCTACGCAATACAGACTTCGCCTTGAATTCATTTGTAAGTGCATTGCAAATGGAGAGGAAGTTAAACTAGAGGACATGATATGGGCAGAGAAGTTAGGTAAAGCAAATACAACCGCTCGTGAGTGGTTAAAGAAAGCAAGACGCCAAGCTGCTAACCCAGACATGCAAGAGGGTAGTATGGATGATTTTATGAATAGGATGGGTCTTGGGGACCCCGACCCATCCAATCACAGATCGGGGTTCTCTGGAGCGGATGAAATCGTAGACTGGTTTAAATCAGATCGAAGTGATGATTGGAGGCAACGTGACTGAAAACGAACCACGCATCAATGGAGATTGGCGTGCTGCAACTAACCGCACTATTGCCAAAACCCTCATTGAGAATCTTGTGAATCTTTTGCAAGGTAAAGTATCATATATGGAATGTTCTGATAGAACTACGTATCATAAAAAAATTGTAATCGAATACGGTCATAAAAAGAAAAATGTCTAAGGACACATGTGTAATCTATTCTAACGGAAATCAAGAATGTGAGAGACTTTCATCTCTCTTAAAATCTCTTGGTGGAGAGTTTCTTGAGTATAAACTGGGACAACATTTTACTCAAAGAGCATTTGACACAGAGTTTGGTGAAGGTGCTGAATATCCACAAATTAATATCGGGTTTAAGCACGTTGGTGGTTTGAAAGAAACTCTACAATACTTGAAAGGACAAGGGATGTTTGCATGATAGAGCATAGACCCAGAGGAGCATATGAAATTGCCTGTTCAGGTGGATCTTGCATGGAGCATAGACCCTGGGGAGGATATGAAACTATTTGTATAGGTGAATCATATAAAGTAAAGAAGATAATTTTAGAACCAAACCAGTCTTTCTCTCTTCAGTATCACAAGGAGAGGTGGGAAGACTGGGTTATTGTTGAGGGCACTGGCACAATTAATGATGGATGGGAAGTGAGAAACTGTATCCCTGGCGATAGATTTCACATCCCACCAGGAAATATCCATAGAGCAACTGCTGGTTCAAATGGACTAACCTTTATTGAAGTTCAACGCGGTGTCTGTAAAGAGGAAGATATTGTTAGACTTGAAGATAATTACGGAAGAGCTTGACTATTCTCATAGATAGTCCTATACTGAATAACATATAACCACTTCACCATGAACTACAAACCATATTCAACTGAATGGAATAGGAGACGGTATTTGTCAGAGGCAATCCAAACCTATTTCAACGATGACGTTGAACCTAGTATTGTTGTGGATGATATCTTGGACATTCTGTCCGAACAAGTTTCTTTTCATGCCAGTCGTGCTAAGAACCTTCAGGAAATCTTAGATAATCTAAAGTGATTATAAAACTGTATCACAAGTTACAAAGAGACTTGCATATATAGTTAATAAGGTCTATACTAGACCTACGTTCATCTGATGATCAGCACACTGCTGGCATTGACCCTTGCCCATCATGCCGACGACTCCCCCTATGGGT